GTGTGGACAGGTGAATCTAAACAAAATTATATGTGGCACTTCAGACATTTTGTAGAATTATGCCATGAATATTCTTATCGATATGGAAAAGTACATGAGACAGAAAAACTTATTCCATATCTCGCAACTCCACCTAAGAACGTAACTACATGGGAAGAAACTCCATTTAAATTGGCCATGAAGTCAAATCCAGAGTGTATGTTTCCAGAAGATCCAGTCAAGTCTTACAGATTATTCTATCAGACAAAACAAGATCGTTTCAAGATGGTGTGGAGCAAACGACAGATTCCAGAATGGTTTCGAAAAAGTCCTTGACAAACCCTTGTGAATGTGTTATAAGTAATAATGTAAACAATATAGAGATAAAACTATGATCTTGATAGACCTAAGTCAAGTTATTATATCGAACCTAATGACCCAAGTGGGCCCTAAAACGGATGAAATCGATGAAGGCTTGATTCGACACATGATACTTAATAGTATTTTGAAAGTCAAAAAGAAGCATGCAGCAGAGTATGGAAATATTGTAATCTGTTGTGATAATAAAAACTACTGGAGAAAGGATGTATATCCTTACTACAAATTTTCACGAAAGAAAGAGCGTGAATCTTCTGGTATTGATTGGAGTCTCATCTTCAATACAATGAATGAAATGAAATCTGATCTGCGTGAAACGTTTCCTTATAAGATTATCGAAACAGAACGTGCAGAGGCTGATGATATCATTGCTACATTGACACAAACCTATGCACCCTTTGAAAAAATCCTTATCATGTCTAGTGATAAAGACTTCAAGCAGCTGCAGAAGTATCCTAATGTTTCTCAGTATAGTCCTATACAAAAGAAATTTCTAGTAGAAAAGAATCCTCAGAAGTATCTGCGTGAACATATTATTCGTGGAGATAAATCAGATGGTGTTCCCAATTTCTTGAGCGATGATGAAGTGTTTGTAGAAAATCGCAGACAAAAACCCATCACTAAAAAGAATATTACTGAATGGCTAGACCTGTCTAGAAATCCCGAAGATTTTTGTGATGCAAATATGCTAAAACGATGGAAGCGCAATGAGTCTCTTGTAGACTTAACTAAAGTTCCCGATGAAATTAGAAGTAACATTCTAGAACAATTTGAAAACGATCCAAAAGGAGACATGAAGAAAGTATTTGACTATTTTATAAAGAATCGTATGATGTTATTGATGGAAGAAATTGATGCATTCAAGGAACAGAAATATAAATCTTATCATGATTTAGATGTAATGAGGACAGCATGAAAGAAAAGAATAGGAACTACAAGTGTTACTCCAAAGTAACTCCAATCGTTTTTCGTGACCATTGTTATGGTTTCGAAGTAAAAGTAACCGAAGTCAATAGTGTTTGGTCACAAGACGGCCGCTCAGTGATTTCTAAAAAGTTCTTTGTTGATGAGACAAAGGCAACTGAATACGCAGATAGCGTTAGAGTATAATAGGTCGGCCGCGTGATGGAATGGTAGACATAACAGACTTAAAATCTGTGGCCTTAACGGCGTGGCGGTTCGAGTCCGCCCGCGGCTACCATGCGCCTGTAGTTCAACGGTAGAACCTGCCGCTCATAACGGTTATGTTGTCAGTTCGAATCTGGCCGGGCGTACCATTTTATAAGTGAAGATATGAAAAATACACCATATGATAATGATAACTATGCTGAGATGTATGATAAAAGATATTTACATGCACCGAGCACTAAGCAGATCATTAATTATGAATTGGAAATCTTAGAAGAATTTATGGTGAATAAATCTTCTTGGATGGATGTTGCATGTGGAACTGGATATGAACTAAGAAATGCATCTGGAAATATTTCTAGATATGGATTAGATCAATCTTCAAAGATGATAGACGTTGCACTAAAAAGAAATGGCCACAAAGTAGATTTTACAATTGACAATTTACTAAGCCATGTAGTAGAACGTAACTATGATTTAGTGACAAATTTTTGGTATGGGTATATTCACCAATCTTCTTTAGAAGAGGTAGAAATATTTTTCAAAAAAATGGTTGAAATGACAAAAAATGGGGGAGATATATTTGTAGCGATCTGCAATCCTTGGGGAATATTCAGCAACTATGAATACAAATGGGATTCGATTTATAATAATAATGACATGACACTTGATGCAATTGTTTGGTCTTCTAAAATAAAAGATACCACGCACGAATATAAGCATTGTCATGCTCCCCATCCACAATTAATATGTAACTGGATATCTCCACATTTTGAAGAAACGATACGAGTGGACTATCCCACAGAACCGAAAAGATTCGGATTTTTATTTAAACAAAAAAGGTGAAGAAGATGAAAAACTATATTATTGCCACAGCATTGGCCACATTCGCAACACAAGCAATTGCAGCAGAGTATGCAACAATTACTAATGTTTCTCCCAATTATCGACAAGAAACTGTTAACACACCAATTCAACGATGTGATATTGTAGATGTTCCAGTCTATGGAAATGTTGGTGGTGGTAATGGTGCCAGTTCCAGTGACATTCTTGGTGGAATGATTATCGGTGGATTGCTTGGTGGAACCGCATCTGGAAAAGATAGTGGTGCAGCTGCAGGAGCAGTTATTGGTGGATTGATTGCAAATGATAATGCAAATCGTCCAAAGCAGGGAATTGTTGGGTACAAGCAACAGCAACAATGTACTACTGAATATCAGTCAACAATTACTAATGTAGTCAAGAACTACACCATTCGGTATGATTGGAATGGTATTGTTGGAAAAAGCTACACATATAACAAATACAATGTAGGTGATAGAATTCCAGTAACTATTACAATTAATGCTAATTAGGCCCTTGACATTTCGCTTCGAATCGATTATATTATATATGTAATCAAGAGAAAAGGAATCATATTATGAACACTCAAATCGAAACCCTTTTAGAAAACATCAAACAAGACTATTTCAATTGGACTAGTCGAAACGGTACTAAAGAATTGTCTGAACATAACTATACGATGATCGAACAATTCAATGATGGATTAACTGTTAATGTTGGCAGTAAATATATCAAAGTTGTATCTGGTAGTAGTGTTTGGGGATTTGTTGTCAACACTGAAAATGACAAAAAATTCAAAAATGGTGATATTCTAAAAGCAGCTGGTTGGAAAACCCCAGCTCGGAATGCTGCTCGGGGAAATGTTTTTGAAGATTACAGTATTGCATGGACAGGGCCTCATTATTTGAAATAGGCCCTTGACATTTCATTACGAATCGTTTATAGTATAGGAGTAATAAGAAAGAAAATAATGATAGCTCAAAAAAATAAAACAATATTAGTTGACTGTGACGGCGTTCTCCTTGATTGGGAGTACGCCTTTGACTGTTGGATGCACCGGCATGGATATAGTGTCGAAGTTGAAGACGAATACAAAATGAATATCAAGTATGGACTTGAGAAATCTGAAGCCAAACGGTTGGTGCGGATGTTCAATGAATCTGCTTGGATTCGGAAATTGCCTCCCCTTCGGGATGCGATTAAATATGTGAAAAAACTTCATGAAGAACATGGATATATTTTTCATGCGATTACTAGTTTAAGTAACGATCAATATTCACAACACTTACGGACTAAAAACCTTCGGGAATTGTTCGGCGATAGTGTCTTTGAACGGTATGTTTACCTTGACACTGGTGCTGACAAAGATGAAGCTTTGTTAGAGTATTCTGGTTGTGGATGTTATTGGGTAGAAGATAAACCTGAGAACGCAGACCTTGGTTTGCGGATGGGTTTAGAGAGTCTTCTGGTTGCTCATGGACACAATGCTTACTATTCTGGTGATGCAATTCGGGTTCAAAACTGGAAAGAAATCTATGGGTTGATTACTGGTTAAGCATTATCTCCATTTCCATTAAGTAAGAATCTGTATTGGGTACTAGCAGGAGCATTTCCATTATATAGATTTTCTGCTACAGTAGCGTCTGCAGCAGTATTTAAAATATGAATTGCATCATATTTTGCTCGGCCGTTATCACTTGCATTGCCTGCGCTCCCATGCAGATACCATAGATTTGTTTTTAAGCCAATACCTTGTCTATTGGGAGATCCAGTTCTACTAAGAATATCTCCAAAAGTACCACCTT